GCAAAATCAATATGGGAAGTTATAGACGAAAATGTAATTGTTTTTATCCATGACTTCAACAGACCTGATTATCAGATGACTCTAAAATACTACGATCTTGTTGACGTAGAATGGCGTGGTCAAGGTATCGCTGCTCTACGAAAAAAGAAAGATGTTATAGATGATGGGTCGTATTATTGATGGTAATCTACGAAGAGGCATATTTATAGAATATGTCTCTTTTTGTTTATGAGGTATTTTAAGTGGATTATATACAAGTTGAAAATGGTGAAGTAAAAGGTTATCCAAGACCACTCCCACAAAATTGGGTAGACGTTTCTAATTTTTATCTATTAGACGACGAAAGGTTACGTTCTTATGGATGGTTTCCTGTTCGTTTTGTTCCAAACCCAAATAAAACAAACAACAGTATTACGACGGGTCAGATGTTTGTTATTGAAGGAATCGAAGTAGTTCAGTACGAACAAGTTCGAGAAAAAACACAACAGGAACTAGAACAAGAAACAAATCAAATGTGGGAAAATATAAGAGTTCAAAGAAATGAACTTCTATTAGAATCAGATTGGACACAGTTATCTGACTCACCACTTTCAGAAGAGAAGAAGATAGAATGGCAAACATATCGTCAAGAACTAAGAGATATTACATCACAACAAGATCCTTTCAACATAATTTGGCCAACTAAACCGTAAAAATATGAATAGACTTATAGAACAAATAATCAAAGAGCTAAAACTCCAAATCTTTAATGAAGAAGATTCAAATAAAGGAAAAATCGTAGCTGTATATCCTGGTCGTTTTCAACCAATGGGCATTCATCACAGAGATGCTTATATGTGGTTGAAAAAACAGTTTGGTGATAAAAATACTTACATCGTTACTTCTGATAAAGTAGATGGACAAAAATCTCCATTCAACTTTGAAGAAAAGAAACGAATAATGGTAAAACACGGAGTGCCGTCAAGTCAAATTGTAAAAATAGTTAGTCCTTACAATCCACAAGAATTCTTTGAAAAAACAGGACTAGATCCAAAAACTACTTCAATAGTTTACATGATTGGTGAAAAAGATAAGGGAAGACTCAAAGGTTTCAAACGTCTTATGGCGTACAACAGAACAACTTTCATCCCTGCAAAAGATCTCGTAGACCCTTACACATATTATGTTTATGCACCACACGTTTCATACAATATACCTTCATTCGGTGAAATGTCAGGAACAAATATTCGTAAGGCACTCGGAGATAACGATGCAAAGTTGGCCGAATTGAGATACCGTTTCAAACAAATTTTTGGTTGGTTTGATGCGAGTATTTTCAACTTAGTAATAAGTAAGTTGAATACTAAACGTAGTAAACTAAAAGAAGACCTAAATGAATGGATGAGGGCACTCCTAAATATGTCTCAAGTTCAGTCTGATTTATTCTTTGGTATTATCAAAAAAGAATACGGGGATACAAAAGACCTCCTTCCAATAATACAAAAGTTTGTAAAAACAGGAAAACTTACCGACCAAGAAAAGGCAATCTTTCAGAAACAAATGAAAGATACGTTCAAACTTATGGGTCTTGGGGCTATTGCGGCAATACCAATACCAGGAACAATGTTATTGATTCCTGTTATCGTTCAACTCGCTAAGAAGTTCAACATCAATCTTCTTCCAGAATCTGATGAACCTGCGGGAGAACGTCTCTCCGTAGTTCGTAGAGAATTTTGGAATGAAGTATTTACAGAAGTTGCTAAGGAAGATAAACCACTTCTAAAAGAAGGTGGTGCAGCAGGACACATGACACATCCATTTGAAGACTTCGGTCTTACATTTGGTGACATGAAAGAAATGTTCCGACTTGGATTATCGGGTGAAATAACAACAACAGGAAAACCAACAGAAAAATTAGACGGTCAAAATCTTTTTGCTTCATTTAGAAAAGGTAAACTATATGCTGCCAGAAATAAAGGTGACATCAAGAATGGTGGAATGGATTATGAAAGTATCAAGACGAAGTTTGGTGGTCGTGGTGCTATTGAAGAGGCATTTACATTTGCGTTCTCTGATTTGGAAAAGGCAATTCAAAAACTAACTCTAAACCAACAAAAGAAGATTTTTCAAGATGGTAAAGCTTGGATGAATCTTGAAATTATGTACCCGAAAAGTGCAAATGTAATCAACTACGACGGTGCTTATATTGTTTTTCACGGAGTTTCTTTGTATAATGATAAAGGTGAAAAGATAGAAGATTATCCTGACTATGCAAGAGTTTTAGCCGGAATGATAGAACAAGTAAATGCACATTCACAAGAAACATTTAGTATTACCAAACCAAAATCAATCGTGGTTGGTAAGACTAAAAAGTTCAATCAACGACTGAATTACTTTGTAACAAAACTAACAACTCTTCAGAATAAGATGAATTGTTTAGATACTGACACCATTGGTGTATGGCATCAACGTTGGTGGGAAAAGTATATCAAAAAGAACACAAAAGAAGCTGGTCTGACGATAGATGAGAAGACAATGGAAGGACTTGTAAAAAGATGGGCATTTTATGATAAGTCGTTTGCCCTAAACAGTACAAATATATCTGACGGCAATCTTTTGACTTGGGCAAAGAATACGGATAAACTGAAAGTCCAAGAACAAATGCAAAAGAATGTTCAACCGTTTGAATTACTCGTGTTAGAGTTTGGCGCAGAAGTTCTAAAGAATGTTCAGAGTGTAATGGCAATAGATCCAAAGAAAACTACAAGTCAAATGAAGTTGGATGTCAAGAATGCAATACAAACTCTCTCATCTTCTAAAAAGTTGGAAGATATAAACGTTCTCAAAAAACAATTGAAGAGAATTGATGCTGCCGGTGGTATGGACTCAATAGTTCCATTGGAAGGAATTGTGTTTACATTCAACGGTAAGACATATAAACTAACGGGTGCATTTGCTCCGATAAACCAATTATTGGGTTATTTCAAATTCAAGACATAATTATAGTAAATAGTTTCATTTATTCGATGGTGGTATATGGTAAAGATTGACAGTGTAAACGATGTCAAACAACTTCTAAAAGGAGAACACACTTCTCAAACTTCCGTTCAAACGGGATATACGGGAGAACCGGAAGAAAAGATAACAAGGAGTGTTGGTGATAGATGGAAGGATGAAGATGGTAATGAGTGGGAACAGAAAGAAGGGTATAAAATAAAGTTAGGAAAGGATTGGCAACAAGACCTTCACGGTTATCTCAATACGTTTCAGAATTGCCCGAAAGAAGTTTGTACGTGTAATATGCCAAAGAATGTTGATAACAAAATGAAGGCGTTACACGGTATGTGCCTTGACTGTGTTACAGAAATGGAACATAAGATAAGGATAGACGGAAGATGGGATGAATATGAAAGAGAAAAAATGAAACTAAATGCAATGGCATGGTTGGCAGAAGCTGAAAAGGATAAAAATGTAATTGCAGAAGAACTTTCAAGAACAGAATTTGTAAATTCATTTGGTGACGTTGAAAAATGGGACACCGGTAAAACAAAAGAGGAACTCTTACAGAAGATTGAAGATGAGTTTCAAAAGTTTCGTGAAGATTTTATTCAGAAATTGGAGAACTATGGTGATTGAACAACTAAAGTCAGGATTGGCTTCAATGATTTCAGATGTTGACGGATCGGTCTCATCAAAACGAGTTGTTACATTCTTATGTGTACTTGCCATGTTAGTTACATGGGGTGCAAATCTTTTTTGGGGATTTCAAATCACAGAGTTTATCTTTGAAGGTTTGATGTATATTATCATTGTTGGTCTCGGTGTTGCAGCCGCAGAGAAGTTTTCACGTAAGGGACAATAACTATGTCAAAATCTATTGTTATAGAACGTGCAGTACCTACTAATAAAAAATTATACAGTAGTGTAAAGTCACGTATAAAGAAAAAATTCAAAGTATGGCCGAGTGCTTATGCCTCGGCCGCACTTGTAAAAGCGTATAAAGCTGCCGGTGGTGGTTATCGTAATGAGTCAACAACGGTCAATAATCCTGTTTATCGTCTTGAATCATATAAAACAAATGAGTGTGGTAAAATCACAGAATTACATTTTGGTATTCAAGAGGCAACAACAGAAGTCCTCGGTGAAGCTGAATACCGTGGACGTAAAGTATCATTAGGTAAACCATTCAGAACTCCAGGTGGCCCAAAGAAATTCTCTGTGTATGTAAAGAATCCAAAGGGTAATGTTGTAAAAGTAAACTTTGGACACAAGGGTGAAGGTGGTAAGAAAACGATGAGAATAAAGAAATCAAATGCAGCAAGACGTAAGTCATTTCGTGCAAGACATAATTGTGATACTCCTGGACCTAGAACATCCGCCCGTTATTGGTCATGTAGATTCGGATGGCCTTCGAGTGGTAAAGGTGCAATAGATAAAACATAATATATGAATCAGGGTTTGTACCAAACATTACTGACTCCACAGTTTCAGTTTCATCTACCAAAGGATAGAGATGCCGCGGCAGACGCTATGGTAAATGCCTATCATTTATCAAACATAGGTCAAACAACAACACCTTTTGGTGCACCACTTTTGAACGCAGATAAGTCTATTCTAAAAACATTCGTAAAGCTCAGTCTTGATATAAACTTTTATGGTGGTCAATTACAATCCACTTTATCTGAAGTTTTATCTACGATTCGTGGTGCAATCCAAGCCGCTGAATCTGGAATAAAAACTGCAGTAAAAGATGCTCAAAAAAGTGTAAATAATACAATAGACCGTTTGGTATCTTCACTACCAGCTCCTCTTCTATTTGTCTCTCCGATTTTGAAAAGTTTGATCGGGGGTATATTCAAAGATTTATTGGAAGCTGGAAGTAATAAACTTGGAGAAGTTTATAAATGTATGAAAAAACTTCAGGGTATGATTGATTTATTAGATGTTTCAAAAATAGCATATCTTGTAATGGCTACTGGATATTGTTTGTATTGGATAACTGCGAAGATGTCACCAGTTCCTCCAATGCCACCGTGCATAGGTCCAACAACTGGCGCGATAATTTTACTACCTGGACTTCCCGTTCCACTAAATTCTGATTTGTCAAAAACATTCTCAAAAGGGAACACTGTTCTACAAGCTATCGGTAAACTATACAACAGTTTAGTATTACATCAATTGACAGTCGCTGGAGTTTATCTCGGAATAATACCGTTCTTTCCTTCACCAATTCCAGGACCACCTATACCGTGGTTTTCAATGTTGAATATTCCATTTCCAAATATAAACTTTTCAAAACCACCCGGTGATCCAAATTCAAGTGGTTCTAAAAAAGAAAAAGAACGTCAAGAAAAATTGAATAAAGATCCAGATGGTGAATTTTTGAAAGCCGGCGAAAAACTGAAAAAAGCAAAGGATGGATTGAAAAAACAATCGGAAAATTCTAAACCCTGTTGATATTTATCTTTATGACACCATGCCAAAAACACATATTAGAATTAGTCTTACATGAATACAAACGTGAAGTTCTAACGGAAGGAAAAAAACCTTCTGGTGGACTTCGCAAATGGTTCAAGGAAAAGTGGGTTGACATCTCTCGTAAAACAAAATCTGGAGGTCATCCTGCCTGTGGTGCGTCTGCTGGTTCTAAACAACGTAAGGGTGGTAAACGTGCCTATCCTAAATGTGTTCCTGCTGGTCGTGCCTATCGTATGTCTTCTAAACAAAAGAAAAGTGCGGTAACTCGTAAAAGAAAACACGGTTCAACAAGACGTGGTAAAGCGAAATTTGTATCAACGAATCCGAGTAAGTAAATGATCC